GAGAACCTCAAGGGTCGCAATCTCAAGTCCATCGGCTTCACCGACAAAACCATCCATTTTGCTCAGAAAGTTGGCGTGGGTTTGCGGACTTCTGACTTGGCTCACCGTGTCGCCAAAGCGAACACCAGTAGCATCAACGGTGTGCGGGCTCGCACGCCCAGCCTGACCTTCTTGGCTCAAGACTTCTTGGGCGTGGAAGCGTACACTGCACTGCGTTATTTATCCAAACATGACGGCTACAGTCCCAAGGCCGACCGCTTTGGAAATGTCTGTTATTTTCCTCAGAATCACATTGAGCGTGAACACTTCGTAGGCGAGAACAGAGTGCTTGGCGGTTCTATAGAAGAGACAAGTGAAAACACACCAAACCGTGTCGTTGTGCGTGGTAAAGCAAGAGCGAACAACCAAAACAACACCGTGCAAGTTGACGACTTTGGTAGACAGCAAAATGGTATCAACGAGGTACCGGGTGGCATCCACGCACCTACCGCAGTGACCAAGGCAAGTGCTAAGACCATCGGGCAGCGTATGCTCAAAATGGCGAAAAACGCCACAGGCAGTCGCAGACTGGTGGATGTCACTGCCGCCAGCCACATGCACCCCGGTGACATGGTGTCGTATCAAACGAGAACGGACAATGAGCGTTACATCGTCCTCGGCAGTCGCATCAATCTCAACGACAAAACCAGCGAACTGCATGTGAACTCAGTGGATGTGACATTGGAAGATGTTCTGCAACGCTTCCAAGAGATTGATGTCAGCAATAGCACTGACGCCAGCCAAGAGCGCAACAGGCAGTTTGCTGTAGAAGAGTTCTCTACTTCGTTTGGCTTCAAGGTACGAGTCAGTTGGCAATTGTCTGAGCGTGAGGACATGAATCGTGGCGTAGGCTACACCATCGGATTGACTCGTCGGAACACTATCAACGGTTCCCGACAATTACAAAGTACAGGCGTGCTTATCAACAACGGCGGTGGCTATGCTATTGGGACAACTTCATTCACCGTAGACGGTACCTCGGCGTCCTCCGCTTTTGCTACTGACAACCAAGCCGTCTACACAGCCAATGGAAACAAACTGGGACATATTCACCTCGCTTCCGTTGGAGCCACTACTGTTGTCATCAAATCGGCCAGCGTGCACAAAGTAGCCAACAACGACGAACTTTTTTTGCTGTCTGACTCAGCCGAAGCACTCAACAATCACCTGAAAATTGGTGCCGTACACAGTTATTTCTTAGGGAATAGGAGAGGATGATATGCCGTTATTGAACGAAGGGACGAGATTTTTGATTGACACGCTGAAAGCACGAATCAACGAAGTCGTCTTCGGCTTTGACGGTACAGTAGCCACGCAAGAGGACGGAGGCATCGGTAGTCCTGCCGTAGTGGTGACGCCCACTGTGAGGGTCATTGATGACAGCACGCTTATCGTAGAAGCGAAACTGGCTTTAGACACTTCCTTCACCCGCCCTTTGAGGGAAGTCGTTATCAGGTACAAGAACCCCAGCGATTCTACCGACACTACCGACTTTATGCGCTACACCTACAACTCGGTGCAAAAAACAAGCAACAACGAACTCCAATTTTCAGCCATCATTGAGGTGACAGTATGACGAACCCAAAAGCAGGACACACAAGCGCAAGTGCAATGGGCACCAATGCCCAAGGATTGAGAGATGGCGACGGCCTTACGAGTCCCAGCCTGACGAACCTCTACGAAGGCCTTCACGGCAACGGTATTATGAGGTTAGGTGACGGAGCAAGAGGCGATTCGCTGAGAAACAGCATCGTTTCCAACACGCCCGGTTTCATTGAGATTGGTTCATCCCAAGGTGAAATCAAGGTCTACGGAGGATTCTGTACGCTTGACGGTGTACTCTACAAGTTTGCAGGAGGACCGGGTGCAAGCGAGTCGTTTATCGTGGGCACGACGGGGAGTGGAGCAAACCACAGCGGCGATTTGCCGAGCGTCCCCGGTAGCAACAGCGATGTCTTTGTCGTTGTCTACCTCGTCGGTAGAAGTACACCTGAGGCTCATTTGATGTACGAAATGGGAACGCCAGCCGCACCCAGTAGCGGTACGCCTCTAATTCCCAACCGTTTTCTTTCAAGTACAAGCATCACTGGTAATACGGATGCCAATCACCAGCATACCGTCATCGGTGTGCTACGCTACGCTATGACTGGTGGAGCAGGTAGTGTCACTGCGTCTCTCAGCACAACGCCAACTATTCATGACCGGCGAACTTACATTCGTTCGTCTCCATTGTATTTGACGCCCATGACCAAGGGCTCTGTTGGCGATGTTGCCACTTCAAATGCACTGACCAGTGTAGACGGCTTTTTCGCCAGCCCGGAAGACGGCGACCTTAGCGGAAGTACATTCGGTGCTATTTGGCAAACGCACAGGGAAGATGTAGCAGGTGCCAAGCATGGTGCCATTTATGCGTCAGTGCCGAGAAATCTCAACACTACGCCTGTGACCAACACCTATGTCCTCGGTCCAAACCGCCTTGAGACTGTTACGACAAGTGGGAATGTCACCTTCACCTTTGACCAAGCCAATGTGTGGATTGTGACCACTGACAACAACCGTACCATCAACCCGACCGGTGCGTTTGGCGCTGGCCATGTTGTTGAAATCTACCACAAGGCAGGGTCTCACACGCTTCACTTTGATTCAACGAGCGGTGGGCACAGTACCAGTACCAAAATCAATGTGGATGTTGCCATCAACCAGTATGCCAAGTTCATCTACGATGGTGCGAACTGGCACAAGGTAGACCTGCACGCGGTGAGTTGATGAGTCAATTCGTAGACCTGTTCAAGCAAAAGTGCGAGAACTGCAACCGTATCGCTCTGCCTCTCTGCATCGCTGGCAGTTACATCAGCGGTGAGAAGGCAGTCGTCCACCAGTGTCCGTTCTGCAACTACTTACGCTTTCACGGCCAACTCGGCTTCAAGGGTGAGCGCAAACGCAAGGCCAAGCCTGTCGCTAAGCAAACCGGTGGTCGGCTGTCCAAGTATCTAATTCGTCGGGCAGGCTAATGAAATAACCGATGATTTCGGTTAGTCGGTAAAAATTTTCTTCGGACATACCTTCTTCGGCTCTATTTTTCATAAATTGGGTCGCTTGTAGTTGGTCTACAAAATCTTCCCACTCTTTGGTCATTGGGTCGCCCATTGGGTCGCCGGTACTGTACAGTCCCGACAACCAATGATTGATGTTTTTCTCGCATTCAGGGCTTGGAGTCCAAGAGTGAGCCGTGTGGCTAACGATTGATTTTGCAAACGCAAGTCCTTGTAACACCAATTCACGAGATTCAAATTGAACTTCTCTGAGGTAGCGGGCAAGTGAATTAACCAAGTCGTTGAGGTCGTCATTGAAGAATAGCGTACCAAGTTCAGTGCGAAACCCATCAAGCCAGTATTGGCCATCACCATTGCTTATACAGTCCGCGCTGTCACGACTGTCACGAACAAAACCGTTCACTGGCATTTCTTCTGCAATTTTCATTTCGGCTTCAATTATACTCTCATATTCGTGTAGTTCCAACTTCTGCTGTTCCTCAACGGTCAATTTCTTCATTTCTTCTTCGCTATACATGGTATCTCTCTCCATAATTTATCGCATGTCGTTCTACACTTAAGTGAAGTGGCGACCGAAAATGCGACTGTATCTATCCGTAAGGCGTTCTGTACTTAAGTCCACTGAGGATTATGCCGAATAAAGCGGGCGTAGGAGGATTTGAACCCCCGGTTTCGGCTTAGAAGGCCGAAGTGTTATCCAAACTACACTATACGCCCTTGAGCCTATTCCTCTTCGCTGAGGAATGCTTCCAACCCGAAGTATTCGGCAAGTGTCATCTTTTTGTTTTCGGAAAACACCTTACTTCCCGGAATGAAAGTCAGGAACAGAGCCAATTCTTCAAACCGCCAAGCCGGAAAACCGGCATCTATGCAGGTGTATATGCGACTTTCCAGTAGATTGACCAACATGGTCGTCGTTATGTACAAATCTGCTGGTATGGCAGTACCTGTCCAAAACTCTTTCAAACGCTTATCTTTATCCTTTTTCCGTTCTTTCAAACGCTTATCTTTATCCTTTTTCCGTTGTTCGTGATAATCTTTAAGCATTTTTTTTGCTTTACTGCGTTTCAACTGAGACTCTTCGTAAAATTGTTGCCACGCCAAAAACTCTTCTTGTGAAATTTCTTCCATGTGCATCACTCAGTGCGCTTACCAATAATGTCGTCAATGCGTAGGATGCTGACGGTCACTTCGCTGGCTGACAGGATAGCCTGTCGCACCAAGTCAAACGGTTCGTACACATTGCGCTCGGTCATGCTACAGGCACCGCCGTTGTCAATATCAGGGCCGGAGTCCTTGTGTCCGGTCTTGTGTTCGTTCCTGAGCGTCAGGATGGTGTCCAA